GATCTAAAATCAATTAAAACTTTTATGTTTTTGTGGTAATTGGTTGTAAGTATTCTGTAATCATATGGCTAAGTTTAATAAATTTGAAACATTATTGGAAACCGCATTTTCTCATTATTCCAATGGCGGGTTTAGAGAAGGAACCCCTGTTAGATTAAAAAAAGAATTTTTAACATCTCAATATTTTCAACAACATTATTCTGGAGATGAACAATTTGTAGAATTTCTTAAATCTTTAATGGATAGAAATTATTTCTTTTTTATTAAAAGGGTTGTAGGCCATTCATCTATGCAAGATGTAAAAGATGCTAATTCAAATTTTGGTGCTGGTGATTGTTTTCTTTTATTAAGAATGGACCCAAGAACAGTTGCAGTTCCAACTGATTGTGCAGAATTTACGGTTCCCGGAGATTGGTCTTATGTTGAAATCGTAAAAGTTGATAATGTTAATTTACCACCAGTTCAAGGTATTCCAAATAATTACGAAAAACCATTAGGAACAAAACCCGAACCAGTTACGATTAACATTAATATTGGAAATCAGCCGAAAGATAATTCTTTACCAAAGAAAAACAAGTCTTTTAAATAATCTTACTAAGATTTAAAATACAACAAAAGAAATTGATTTCGTGATCCATTACGAAATTATCTCTATATAGATGTTCTCCAATTTCTAACATAGCAGATCTCTTTAAATCGTCTTTGATTTGTGATTCATAAACCAAATCAAACAATTCTTTAAGTAATGATTGATAATCAGATGCAAAATTTCTTTCTTCTTGAATAGTGTATTTCCTTATTGAAATTGCATCAGCTTTATTTATTAAATTATCAAATATTGTATTAGCAAAACCCTTCAATTTATCATTTTCACATATCTTTAATGTACCAGTGATTGAAAATTTTTGAAGATCATTGATTATTCTCCTAATATCGGGAAAATTGTTTTTTATATATGAAACAAAAGATGTTTCGGATTCAATAATAATATTTTCTTTATTTAAAATCTTAAAACATCTAGAAACTGTCTGTTCTAATTTAGGTACAATATTAAATAATAAACATCTTGATTGAATGGGTTCGATGATCTTATTGATATAGTTTGAAGTTAATATGAACCTAGTGGTAGACGCATATTCTTCCATAACATTTCTCAGAATCCTCTGAGCTTCACCAGTAGTGCCACAAAACTCATCAAGAATTATAACTTTCTTTTTGCCGTCCAAAGATCTAGTTTGTGAAAATGTGATAACTTTGTTTCTTATGGTATCAACGCCATTCTCGTCAGAGGCGTTTATATAAAGATACTGGCATTTTAGTTTATCATTTACTATGATTTTAGCTAATGAAGTTTTACCTGTTCCGGGATTTCCATAAAAAAGAAGATGCGGTGTATCTTCATCTATTTTTGAAAAAAAATCTCTATTTTCATCGGATAATACTAGATCATCCAATGTTTTGGGTGAATATTTTTGTACCCAAAGTTGATTGTACAAATTCATATCTAATATGATATGACATGTACCGGAATATGTCAACCGTTAATTAGAATTTTGCCATTTGCAATAGGATTGCTGGTCAAAACCTCTCTAACCTGCCCTCTTGGAGTTTGAGTTACCTTATAGGCTTCAAGAAGAGATATTACGTTTTGAACTTTGTCATTAGGGATTGTGTAACTAATTCCATTAATAGTAATTGTAGTTGTCATATTAATATTTATTTATTTATCTAAATAATCAACATTTTTTATAATAAAAATATTGCGACACAACAATTAATTGTAAGTATATTTAATGAACAATGATAGTGAAATAGATTCAATAATACAAGAACTTAAATCTGATGAAATTTCATCATCAACTATTAAAGAAAATTTAGTAGTTAATCAGGAAATTGTTACAGATGAAAATGTGGGTGATTATGTATATAAAAAATCAACAGAATTGGTTGAATCTACATTAAGCGCCGTACAATCCCTAAAAGATACTGTATTAACTGGCAGTGATCCAAAAGAAATAGCTGCATTATCCCAACTTATAAACTCAGCAACAAAAGCTCTTGATCAATTAAATAAAATTAATATACAAAATAAAACAAATAAAGCTAATTTTGAAATTAAAAAAATGGAAATTGAATCTAATGCAACTAGACCAATTTTACCAAGTACCACAAATGTTTTGATAGCCACAAGAGATGAAGTTATGAAGCAATTGTTTGATAAACCAGTTAAAAAACAAAATCAATTAGAAATTATTGATACCGAATTCGAATAATTTTTTTAAAAAAATATAAAAAAATGCCCTATCCATAGCAATCTGGATAGGGCGGTTTTTTGCGCCTTTAATGTTTTAAATTAGAGGTAAGTGACTTGTCCGTTAGCACCGCCTACGAAGCCTTCAGAAAGACCTTTTACTATGATGATGTGATAGTATAAGTTTGCACCAAAGATATGGTCAACAACACCATAACGAGTCATAAGACCAACTCTAGGAGAAAAGTCATTAGGACCAATTGTGCGTTGAATCATAACTGGGATGTAAGGGCAATATACAATACCTGTATCATAGTATTCGGTTCCTTTATAGCCTAACAAGGCGTATTCAAGCTGACGACCACGATCCCCTGCAAGATACTGAGCTTCTGTGCGGGTGTCACGATAAACTTGGAAACGTCCACCTAAAGTACCAACTTTGGCAATGCCTGTTGGTTGGGTGTTAACGTTGCCGTTTACGGGCATCCACTGGAATTCAGGGAGCATCTCAAGAATTGCGCAAACACGTGGAGTAGCGATAACGAAGTTAGCACTTCCTCTACGGTTACGAATCGCAATGCGATTCGCTTGGACAATTACTTTAGAATAAAAATCCCTGTTACGCTCACCAAGCCAACGTGCGTCAGCTGATGTTGCGTTCCAGAAGGTGTATCCATTCGGGCTACCTGCATTGAGACATACTTGGATCATTCTGATAACCATTTCACGGTCAATTTCGGCCTGAATTTCATATGACATAGCATTTGTCAATTCAGAGTCGATATCAAGACCGTTCATGTTCTTCAAGTCTTGCTCAAGCTCAACAGACCAGCGAGCGGCGAGGCGGCGTGTGCCAGCTTCGACGGCTGTTTTGGAGAACTCGACCACAACTTGTGGAATGTTACCAGTCAATTCATAGTTACTGAGGATAGCTGCAACACCTCTGTCAGAGCCGAGCATATCAAAATCAGTTCCGGAAGCTCCAAGACCTGAAAGTGATGCGGCACTAGTACCTGTGAATCGTGTATCCAAATATTGATAACCTAATTCGTTGCCATCGGATTGACGAGGGACGCCGTTGACGTCTCTTTGTGTTGCGCCGGGGGTGGCGTAACCATCAATTCCATTAGCTCCGAGGCTATCAGCCTCATAACGGTAACGTAATGCGAAAGCTAATCCTACGGGGCCACTCATTGGCTGAACACCGACGATCTCGTTTGTGATAAGCTCAGGGAAAGTTCTGCGAACCATAGGAATAAGAATCTTAGGTAAGCGGGAATCGCCTCTGGCATAACCATCATCTGATGAAATGGAACCGGGAGGATTGTATAAAGAATTGGAAGCAGCAGATCCGAAGACGCCACCTGAGCCAGCTTGGTTGCCAGCCTCTTCAATACACCATCTCTCTTGGTTTTCCATCAAAATTGCAGTAGTTAAACGCTGGTGTTCGTTTTCGATTGCTGCAACCTTATCGGAGGAGTAATCAAGAACTGGTGCCCATTTTTCAACTAACTGTGACGCACGTGAACGATCAATGTAGCCTGTAGCTGGATTTACATTTTTCATTTGTTTGTTATATGGATAGAATACAAATTAAAGAAAAATTATTTTCTCTTTAATTCATTCAGATATTCGCTAACATAACCTAAATCATGTTTAGAGTGATTGGATTCTGTCACTAATGATGGTGCTGGAACCTTAGCGTCACGGCTTTGGGCCTTTTGCTTTGCTTCAACAGCAAGTTCATTAACAGTATCTTCTTCACTGCGTTCGAACATCTCAACAACATAGTTAAAATTCTCTTGAATATAGGAACTTTCTTTGTCGTTCAATAATTTAAAAATAAAATCTTTTTTGGAGCTGTTCATACCTTTGGTTTTTTCCTCAAGTATTGATTTGGCTTCAACTGATTTTATTTTTTGTAAAAGAGTATCATTCTCTTTATATGATTCGTTGAGCTTATGAGTAAGCTCATCTACTTTATTTTTCCCTACGGAAATTGTATTTTTAATTGATTCATTAACATGCTCAGAATCAATTCCAATTAAATTGCGAATTTGGTCAAGCTTTTTGCGAGCATATACATTATTAACGGCTTCTGTTAATTGTGTATCAGGAATAGCTTTTTCCAAAGCAATATCAATAAATTTGCTAACCTCTTTAACTAATTTACCAGAGAACTCATCGGCTTTTTCGTTAAGAGCTTTTTTATAATAATTAGAAATTAATTCTAATTTTGAAGCATGATCTTCGGTAATAGCATCAACTACCTTTTCTAATTTTTCAGTGTGATCAGCGTCAATTGATTCTAAAAGTTTTTCAAGTTTTGATGCATGATCTTCGTCAATTTTTGAAATTGCATTTTCAACTTCAAGTTTGACTCTTGATTCAGATTTTTCATTAACAGCTGTTTCAAATGCTTCTGCAATTGCTGTTGCTGTTTCTTCTGAAATCAAATCACTGTCTAATTTTTCTAAGATTGCTTTTATGTTCATAAAAATTGTATAATAACTTATCCCTGCTTGTTACCTTTTTTTGTAACTTTTTTAAAAAATTTATTTTTATTAGAATCTTTCTCAGAATCTTTTTTAAAGAAATTATTTTTATTAAAACCTTTCTTGGAATCTTTCTTGGAATCTTTCTTGGAATCTTTGTCTTCAATAGTATTTTTATCACCTTTAACTTTTTTTGATACCTTTTCTATTTTCTCTTTAACTTTAGATTCAACGATATTTTGTAATGTTAAATCAGCGTCTGAATATTTTTTTTCAAAAACATTTGCTATAAATTTTGAAATCAATTTTTGTACTTCCATATTATTATTTATATTTATCTTTGAAAAATACAATTAAGCTGTTTTAAGTGAATTTATAAATTGAATTATACACTCTTTAAGATATTGATCTTTATTTTGTTTAGGTAAAGATGAAATTTGTTTTTCTATTTTTTCATATAATGGTTCAAATTGACCATCATCAGCAAGAACCCATTGTCTAGACTCTAAAATTCCATTTACAAATGCAGTGGGTACAGAAGGATCAGCAACAACGTCGATAGCTACCAATCTAAAGTCGGAAACATGTCCAACTCCATTTTTTTCGTCAACTCTACCTAAAGCTCTTGATGAGACGCCAAGTTTAACACCATCCATCATAAGGGATCTAACAACCTGTCCCATTGGCGTTGAAAGAATTTTTGATTTGCCGTGGAATATATTTCCATCTTGCTTTAACTCTGTAACCATATGACAAGCTCTTTCTAAGTTAACGTCAGGAGTTGTAGGGTGATTTAATTCACCAGTTGCTCTATTATTTTTTATAATCTCATTTGAGTATCTATTAACTTCTTCAACCATTTGGTTTAAAGGATAAATTCTATTATTTCTATTAGCTTTATCGGCCATTAAAAATGGTCCTTGAATATACATATTAGATGGTGAGTTTCTGTTTTTTTCTTCTACTAGATATTTTAATTCGTAGTTTGGTGACTCAACTAATAAATTATATGCATTGTTCATATTGTATATTTACTTATCAAGTATTTATTCAATTTAAATGATTTTCATTTAAAATAATAAATAAATAATTTTTTGTTTTGCACCAATTTCTTGCAGCATTCCATTTTGCTTGGTTTATAACCCATTGATGATTTTCATATAGAATGGTTTTTTGTTTTTTTCTGGAAGTTATTGTTGGTGGTTTAGTTTGTCTCTCAGGTTTAACTTCTATTAACAATTTTTTAATAGTTCCATCTTTAGATTTAAGTGATGCAACTAAATCAACATAATATCTATGCATCTTGCCATCCATGGGGGATTGATAAGGTATTATTACCGATTCAGATCCCCAAGTGATTACGTTTGAGTTATTGTCCAAATATCTAAAAGATTTTAATTCTAACCCACTTCTATATATTATCGGTAAAGAACCTTTATATTTTTTAGGATTTTTTGGATTAAATATTCCTTGTTTATAATTTGTATTTTTCTTTCCTAGATTTTTATTCATTACCCTAAAAAGAAACCAGTAGGAGAACGATCAATTAAATCCGTTGTAATTTCTTTTTCTAAATCATCTTTTTCTTTTTCGCCCTGTCTTAAAAGATCGGCAGCATTAACAGTTTGACCACCAAATAAATTAGTTCCGGTATATTTTCCTCTAACATGACCAACTGCAATTTTTGTTAGTGCTAATGTGTATCTATATACCCATAATTGTTGAACTAAATATTTTAAAGGTTTTTGCAATTTACATCCAACAAGGCCAAAATAAATGCTACTTTGTTTAGGTTCTGGTATAACTTTTAAAACTTGGGTATATGGATCAAATCTCATATAAGGCATCATACCTAAAACTTTATCTCTCGTATCAATCCAAGTTTTAAGACATTGCCAAGTAATCAAATCATAGCCAACGTTTCCAAGTAAATGACCAAAATATGCTTGTTGTGCTATTGTATTTTCGATTGTGAAAAGGGTATTAACTCCTGAATTATTTCCTTGTTCAAAAGAAAATACATCTATAACTCTTCTATAATCGCCCATGTCATAATCATAAGATGCGCTCAATGAAGTAACACCAGTTGACAATGATGTTTCTGGATTATACATATCTGGTGTTGTATTAAATAATTTTCCTATTGGTAAACCTACACCTCGCACGTACATGTCAGATCTAAAAACCAAATACTCTTCATCTTCTCCAGCAAACTTTGTAAAATATTCAATCGCTATATCAATAAACTCATAAATTTGTTCACTACTAACTTCTATTTGAATTAAAGGCTCTCCCAAAGTTCTTCTAACTCTTTGTGCTAGGTAATCATAAGTTTTAACCTTAGAATTAAAAGTTGTGCTTCCATGAAAAGAGTTTGGTAAAACTGGTTGATCGGGATAAGACATATTATATACTTATATGTTTGTCGTATGTGGAATTAATTTACTTGCTTTTTGTATACCTATATTAATAGTTTTTTGATTATTAATAATTTGTTGCAAGGTTCCGGTAGTTTCAAATTGTAATACATTTCTACCTGTTACTATAGCGGTGTCATTTAGAAGTGTTGTTCCAGATACATTAACTCTGTTGTATAAAAAGTTTTGTAGCGGTACTCCTAAAGGCGTAGTAGATCCATACAAGAACCTATAAATGGTTCCGGTAAGAACTTCTCCTATATTTGTATTATTGTTTCTGTCTACGGATGTAGGGTAAAGAGTTAATGTGGTAACACCGCTCATTAAAAGTTCACTATTTAAATTAGCTGCTCTCACTCTAACATCATCTGATAGTGTTGTTCCATTTATATATGTTACATTGTTGCTAGATACAAACAATACATCTTCGTTTAATGAAGTACATTTTAAAGTAACTAAATTTGTTCCATTGTAACTAAAGACGGATGCAGCAGTAGCATTTAAAGTAATATTTTTATTGATGGTTATGGAGCCAAATGCTTTATCATAAAATGGATCATACTCTATTCCTTCAGATGTCGTTGAATAGTAGCTCAAATAATTATAAATTTTTTGAGTAGAGTTTAAATCAGTATATGCTGCTGTGGTTGTTCTATCACCAGTAACAAAATTATCTGGATTATAGTCAGGATTTATTATTTTTGTTCCACCGTCTACAACAAAATTTTCTTGAATAAAAGCAAAACCGTATCTGGCAACATTGTATCTCCAAGTACCAGTGGCAGTAGATGGTAAAACAATAATATTATCTGCTGGAGCGTTTTGATAATATCGTCTTGTGCCAGTATTATCAAAAATTGCTATACTACCGTCATATAAATTTTGTATATTAAGAAGAGTAGGAACATAATCAAGAATTTCTGGATCATTACCGTTAGTGATCGTAGAGTTTGTTTTCTTGATAGTAATAAAACCACCACCAAGGTTTTGAACTGTATCCATAGAACAATCAATATATTCTATGGATGTATCTGATCCAGTGTTATAGGATAGAGTTCCCTCCATATAAACTCCAGATAAACTAGTTGGGGTTTGTTGATTAATATTACCGTAAATGTCAACATAACTGACATTTGAATTAGAAGATATTGAAATGGTACCTGTTGTTCTTAAACCAATAAAATTATTACCAGAAGATAGTAAAGGAGTTTTAATTGTTACAGTATTTGAAGCACTAGCATATGCAAAATTTGTAGATGCTGAATTATTTAATACGATATTTTTATTTCCAAAATTTATTATATCTCCATTTTTTGTATATAAATCCAAATATGATGTTGATAAGGGATTATTAATTGTCCAGTAATTGGAAGCATCATATAAGCGATCTAAATTGGTTATATCAACAGAAGATGCTTGGTTTTCTGTTAATGTTGTTAATGTATCAACAGTTCTATCGAAGTTCTTATCAAATTCAAACCCATACCATCTTACATCTGTAATGAACGGATCAAAAATTAAACCATCAAGATAAACAAAACCAGTAGACAAAGTACTAGTTCCTGTCAATAATATTTCTATGTCTCCCGTGTATGTTGGTGTGAGATCATATTCAAAACTATTCCATGTATTTGCTGATGCTGGACTAGTGAATGTTGTGGAAGCAACGGCTCCACCAAATGAAATTGATGGTGGAGAGGCAGTGCCATAATTCGTATCAAATCTTAAATTACCTTTAATTTTTTGAGTAACTCCTTGAACACTTGGCACAGTAAATTTTTTAATAAATGCTGTATTTGGAATTTTTGGTCTGAATGATAATGATGTTATTCCATTTTTTCTTATAGAAGAATTTTGTGTAGAATGATAAAAAGAATTAAAATTTGTGTATGTATTATTATTATTGGGATTAAAAATATTAATACCACCTGCATCT